GGCAAAGATATTCAGAGTATGGGGAATGACTTATCCAAATGGATGAGTGCCGCATCAGATATCGAGAACGCACAGAAGAGAGCTAAGAATCCTTCCTTCATTACTAAACTTACACGCAGAGGTAGTATCGAACAAGAAGCTGTTGAAGCATTGACTGCAAAGAAACAACTTGAAGCACAGAGATATGAGCTACAACAGTTTATTAAGTTTAGGCATGGTGTTAATGCATGGAATGAACTTCTTAAAATGGAAGCAGACATACGCAAACGTAGGCAAAAAGAGATATATGATAAACAAGTATTGCGACAAAAGATAATTACAGTTATCGTTTTATTACTTTGTGTTATAGTTGGTGGAGCTATATTACTAGCTTTTATATATGGATTGGTACAACTCGATAGGGGAAACATAGGCTGATGACTCCAGAAACATTAGACAAGTGGAAAATCCTCCCACGCTTGATGATGCTAGCTATGACCTGTGTTTATGTAAGGTGTATCGAGTGGGCATTAAGCCAGCCTGATTTGACCACACAACAAGCTGGCTTAGTGTCTGTTGTTACTGGTGCTATGACTGGTGCATTTGCAATCTGGTTAGGAAAGGAAACAAGTAATGAAAGCTCTATACGATAAGTTAACAGATCGACAGAAGAAAACTATGGAGAAACATAGTAAGCATCATAGTAAGAAGCACATGATGGCAATGGCTAAAATGATGGTGAAGGGAACTTCTTTCTCTGCCGCACATAAAAAAGCTATGAAAGAAATAGGTAAATGATATTCAAAGCACTACAACTTGTAGGTGGCATGGCATCTACATGGATAGAATCTAAAGCTGAGTCTCAAAAACTAAATCTTGAGATAAAAAAGAAGCAGTTGACTGGAGATATTGACTGGGATTTGGAGGCTATGAAGGGCTCTCAGTCTTCTTGGAAGGACGAATATCTTGTAATTTTATTTAGTATTCCTCTGATTCTTTGTTTCTGTGGTTCTTGGGGGAGAAATATTGTAGAACAGGGCTTCAGAGCCTTAGAAACGATGCCTGAGTGGTATCAAGTAACTTTGGGTTGTATTGTAGCCGCCAGCTTTGGCATACGCTCAGTGACTAAATTCTTTGGGCTACGAAAGAATGGGAAATAATTGGGATAAACGTCGTGAGAACCTTCGCATACATAGGGATTGGGATATTAGAAACTTTAGGAGAGAAGATATGGCATTTAAATTATCACAAAGATCACTGGATAGATTGGATGGAGTACATCCTCAGCTTGTTGAGGTTGTTAAGAAAGCGATTGAGTATACGGATGTAGACTTTGGAGTTATCTATGGTGTTCGAGACTTAGAGACTCAGAAAAAATTATATGAGGCTGGTAAATCGCAGACGATGACCAGCAAACATTTGATTCAGGAAGATGGTTATGCACACGCCGTTGATCTTATGGCGTATGATGGCAGTAACCCAAGCTGGGATATTGTGGATTATGATAATATAGCTGATGCTATGCGAAAGGCTGGCAAAGAAGTTGGAGTTGATTTGGTTTGGGGTGCGGCATGGCACAAACTATTAACGATGTCACCGGATAGTGCAGAGGATTTAATGAATGACTACATCGATACAAGACGAAAAGAAAATAGACGACCCTTCATCGATGGACCTCACTTCCAGCTCCACACCTAGTCAGTTAGCTTTTGACTTTGATGATTACGATGGGCCGCCTGAGTTGTGGCTAGAATACTTGTGGTCACTTCTCCCATAGCTTCTTGCGTTCTATGTACAGAGAAATAATATCCTCGAAGTTATCTGGTTTTCTTGGTGGGATTGTGCTGTAGATGTTGTATGCCTCGAAACATCTGTTCTCGTTATATACTTGTTCGCTTAGTTTCTGACATTCTCTTGCAGACTCGAGGTCGATAGTCAGCATGAGAATGATAGTATGTGTCATCTTTTCTATCATAGTTATCTCCGCTGGTAAAAGCTAGGAGGTCTGGCAAGCAGAGCAGTATGACCTCCTAGCATGTTTTAGGATTAGTTTATTTGGAGAAAACTATGTTCCTAAAACGGTATTTCATCTGATTCTATACCTTTGTCAACACCATTATCGGATGACATTGCATTTTTATCAGTCAGCTTCATAGACAGAATGTTACCTTTCTCTGTCTGCTTGACCCAAGCGGCAACTCGTTTCTCTCCAGAAGAAATCTCAGCTACACCAGTAAAGGCTGGTGCGTTTGGTGTATCGCTGTTGTTATCCCAAAGCCTACCAACTTTGACATAGATGTCTCTGATCGTAGTACCATCAGGCATTACGTCTTTGACCATAGCTATACGTTTGGTTTCACCCTCATCATTGAGACTGCCAGTACCAACAAGCTTGATTTGATCGCTAGAACTATTGAATATAGCTCCAGTATTCGTGTTATCATATTCCATATTACCTCCGTTAGAATGGATTGTTATCAGTCTTACCATTGTCAGCATTGTATTTGTTGTCGTGCTTACCAAGAAACACATCAGCATCACAGCCTAGATGGGACAGACCTTTAGTTAAGGCATCAGTCAATGCCATTTTACCAGCGTCTTCGGCTGGTCGTTTCATATCCTTGTGCCAGAAAGTTCTGCTACCAGCAATAGGACCGAATGTATTCTCTGGTATCTTAGTCCAGATAGTTACCTTCGCAACAATAAGTATCATATCGTTAGCTGATGGGTAGTCATACTCTGCGTTGTATCCCCAGCCAACACCTACTGGTCCGAATATCTTAGTCATCTTCATGATCTGATATTGCGGATCAATAGACGTAAAGCTTCTCTGACCAAAAGAAACTTTCTTCAGATACTTGAGGTCGGATTGTGCAAGCGAGTTCCACAAATCCATGTTCTGTTTTCTCTGCACAGTCGCTTGATATTCAGGGTCTTTCTTGTTCATACTTCCTCCTTTAATTTCAAAACATTTCTTTAAATTTTGTTTCTGCATTTAATCTAGCTAGCTTGGCAATCATTCTTACATCTTCTGGTTGCATTTTTAATTCATCAAACTCTCGTAGATTAAAACGTCTGTCGTCTTCTACTATCATACTGAAATCATCATCTGGATGAATCTCAACTCTGTGAATTGTTAGCCACTTGCCTGACCACAACTCTTTATCTTTTCTTCTTTTACCTCTCATGTCTTTTCCTTTACTTTTATTGTTCTTCTTTTCTCGGTTATGTTTACAGATAATAAATCACAATCCATCTGATATACATCTGGTGGTATGTGGCTCATCAATCTCTTCTTGGCTGACTCGTTCTTCTTTGCAGACTCAAGTGTATCAACATAGTCATGCGCGTCTGACATCCATTCGTTGTCTCTGTTCATGTCAAGCTTGACCTTCCTATCGATGGTGATGCTTGAGATATTTGGGGTCTCCGCATCCCTATCGATAGGAGGTGACTTCTTGATTACATGTTCCCAAAACTGTGTGATCTTACCCAGCATGTTAGCGCAGTATACTGGATCAAAGCCAATGTGTTTTGACTCCCACTTGCTGTTACCAAAGATGACAGACAGAAAGCAACCATCTGGTTTGTAGTCGTGCTTCTCGCAATGCATATTGTGTAGGTGCATGTAGAACTGTATCTGTGGCATGTATCTTTCGATAACATCAGTCATGTTCGTAAACGCATTGGTGTGCTTTGCTTCTACAATGTAGCTTTTCTTTTGGCTGTCTACGCACATCATGTCTGCTGTACCTTTGAGTGGTACATAGCCTCCCTCGAACTTGAACTCATGTTGAAGTACACGCTGAGTGCCAGCCATTGTATAGCCAGGTGAATGAGATTGTATCCACCAGTTGAGATTGAAATCCTCTGTAAATGCACCGAGCTGAACAGCAAATACATCAGTCAAGTCTTTGGGTTCTACAAGCCCAATCTTTTCCTGATAGAGTTCAGCCCATTCTCCATTCATAATTCTGATAGCATCGGTGCCGCCGATGAAGCCTTGTCTTTCCATAGTTTTCTCCTTATTTATATGGCGATAATAGTATCACTTACGCAACTCGTCAACAAAATAATCAAACCTTTCGAGATAATATTTGCGTCTCTCTAGGTCTGTTTTAATCAGTCCGTATATATCTGAGTAGGGTGGAAGTATACGGAATGTTTTGATAGAGACATTGTATATGTGCATGATACAATCTGCTGGCATCTCTATCATATTCTCAATCATGATATCAACTCGTTCACTGCACTCATCGATGCTCGTTTCGTATGGACGTTGAAACAAAAACTTCCAGCGAGTAAACAGCTGTCGTACTTTGTCCGGTCTATGTGGTGTTAGATACGCTTCGATGTTAGCCTTTGCAGCAATAGCATCTTCATGCTTGGTACAAGATACATCAAGCATACGAATATCTACAGAGTTCAAAGTATTTAGTTCTCTCACAAGCTGTTCGTTTGCTCTTGCTGGAGAACGAAACGATAGGAGGGTGGCGATGTTGCCATCCTCCTTGATAGGTACAATGTTAGTCAATGTCATAGCCCTCCGCTTTGAGCTGTTCTGCCAGCTCTTTTTGTTTTTGTAACAAGTCTATCTCTCTCTCTTGGAGAAAGATAATCATTCGCTTGACCTCTGTTTTACGAGATAAAATCTCAAGGTAATCTAAACGAGGATTGTTTGTTGGTTCAGTGTTTGTTTGTTTTGTCATAAGACCCTCCAATTATTTTTGTAAATATTGATTCCCATACTCGGTCACTAATTATTACACAGTATCTAGGATCGCCAGCCTTACGTTTGCAGACTGCCATATCCCTATCTTCAAGAAGATTGAATACGTTTGGAAACGAACTCTTATCTCGATACTTAACTTCTACAAAGAGAACCTGACCATCAATCTCGATAGTCAAATCCCCTTTGTATTCACCACCTAAACTGCCCGATAGTGGTTGCTTCTTTGTCTTTATACCTAACTGGTTGAATAGCTTTAGAAACCATCGTTCGTGGTAGCTTCCTTTTGCTTTATTTTTGCTAACCATGTATCCTCCTCATAACATTTATGGCAGATTAAACTGCTCTTATATAGAAAGACTACAAAGTATTGAGTCTGTTCACCGCAAGCATCACACTTCTGCCATGCTCTTTGGACTTCTCCTTTATTTTTTTTGGAGCGTCGCAAGTTGTTCAATAGCTCTTTCAATCTTGATAGCAGTATCAAAGCGTAACTCTGTGCCTTTGAGTTGTCGATAGTATGTAGTCTTGGATAGTCCAGCCCAGTTAAATGCATCACGCAAACTGACCTTCTGATTCTCTGATTGAATAGTTAGCTGTTCCAAATAACTTTTCATAGAGTCTAGGGTTACTACGTTTTGCTTGGAAATACAAGTATCTATTGATTGCTTTTGTACCCAATGCGGTAATAAAATATTTTCTTACAAGTCCAGGTGCTTTTGGATTTGCATATAACACGCGCTCATTGTCATGCATCTGTACTGATATGATGAATCCATAGCGATGCTCGAGCTGATGAAGTGTTGTGCTGATTGTTCCTTGCTTTAAGTCTGGCAGTTCCTTCCGAAAAGTAGAATATGATATTCGAGGAGGCTTTGGGTTTGACTTCTCTGTATATAGTTTTATTGTTGCAAGTATACGAACTTGATTAGACGTAAGTTTTTTCATGGTCATAGTATCCTTCAAACTGGGGAGGCTTGTTGCCTCCCCTTTTTTGTATCAGACCACGCTGGTTACTGGATGGTGGTTTGTGCCAGAACTGATACATGTTATGGTTGCATCTTCTGCTCGAGGATGTGTTCATAGACTTGATCCATCAACTCTTCCATAGGAACGTTGACTGTCTTGATACCAACCTCGTCACAGAAGTTTAGAAGATCGATGCATGACATCCGTTGAACGGCATCACTTACATCTTCTTTAAGTACCTCATTGGCTGGATGGGACATCAATTACTCCTTTCTCTTTGTCCTCTGTTGGAACATTCAATTCGTTACGAACATCATCAACGAAGTTGAATTGGTCTACGATATCTTTGAGTCTGTCATACACTTTCTCAAGATCGTATCGTGTACCAAACTGTGGAAAACGATCCGTGTCTTTTGACAATGCTTCATAGAAAAGCATATCTGATCTGAATCTTTCCTCAAGTGTTTGTGTTTTCTTTGTCATTAGAATAGTTCCTTCTGTTGTGGTTCATCACCTAGTTTTTGTTTTAAGCCTGACAGAAACTCCTCATTGCTTGTTGGTTCATCGCAATGAGTTGTACCGCCGTAATGTTCTGATTTGCGCGCCAGCATATACGAGCGATACCCAGTCTCTGTCAGTGGACTCTTTACTTGATTACCATTTACATCGGTTACTATGAGTTCGAAGTGATCAACTACATAGGGCATACCATGCTCTGAATAGTTGAGATAGTCACGACAAACTCGTACACTGTGCGTCAAGGAGTGCCACACAAATGTTCCTACATCCTCACAAGATTTTTTCATACTTCTTGTAGTCCTTCTGCCAGTATGGTTTCTGTCTTGGAGATGATTCTTGACCAGCAAGTTCTGCATTGTACTGGTTGTTGATTTCTTTTTCGTAATGTTCTCGGAACATATACCTTGCAAAGTGAACTCCGTCTTTTGTTTCTCGGATTGCAATGATGTCTGCTCCACGCTGGTTGAGATCATGTACTCTTGATGCTAGTCTACGGCATCCGAAAGCCAAAGCATCTTTGTCTGTTATAGAACCATGCAAGCGTATACATGCCAGAACTAATCCGCATTGTGTGTTTGCTCTTGGTTCGTTGAAGTAGTCTCGACCTATGTCATACTTCTGTAGGTCTTCCATATCTACTTTGGTAATAGTAACCATTAGTTTACCTCCGTTACTGTTGTAGTAAATTGTAAGTCTTTGACTGGTGAGTCAGGACCACTCTCGATATGTATGTCAAGAGTGCGGCATAACTCTGGAGCATACACACGCTCGATTGTGGATACGACTTTACCACTCTTGTCATAGAACTTGAGTGTGTAGTCATCACGCCAAGTTAGATCAACATCGACACGACCTTTGTGTATGAATCCATTGGTCTCCATTTTGATACCAGCTCTACGCTCTTTGGTTTCTGGTAGTGCATGGCAGTTGTGACCAACAATAACTCCCCAGCAGTTCATTGCATTAGGGTCTGCATACTGAATCTGCTTCAGGATTTCTTTACAATAGTATAAGGTTTCGTTTGTCATAGCTTTCTCCATTTATAATTATAGTTAAATTAAGTAATAAAATCAACTAGTTAAAATGTCGTGTCCTATTTAATCGTATTTATTAGGACACGGAACAAATCATTGACCAGTCATTCGCTTCTTCATTGCAAGCAACTGGCTCTTGGCTGTCTCATCGAGTGAGCTACCCTGACCGAAGCGATGATTACGTCGTCTCTCGATCTCATTGTTTGCCCATATCAATCCGCATTTCACACTGCAGAAGTTGCCAAACTTCATGATGTATTTACCAGTGTAACATTCAGTTACATAGTAAACCTTGCCATCATCTGAGTTACGTGGGGTTTCTTTTTTGATCGGTAGATTCCCACGATATTTTTCTCCAGGCTTTGTGCCATAGAATGTTTTCTTCTCAGCTTGTGCTGGTCGCTGACAGTTATAGCAACGCACTTTGTGAGATATAATTTTAGGATTAGATTGATCATCGTGTCGCATTTAGATTACTCCCTTGATAAAGATACCAAGCTACACCAGCCATCATAGCATCGGCAAGCTTGTAGTATGTTCTTGATCGGTTATGTTTCAAACAGCAGACTTCATACATAGGTTTTTTGTTTTCGTCATAGGTATCCCATATTTGAATGTCACCATCTTTCTTCAGTCTGTAATATTCAACACTCGTTAACTCACTATCATACATACAATCCACACCATAGTGTTTATATATTTCAAATAGCTTTAACATAGTCTTCTCCTTTTTAATTATGTTAGTCCGAAGAACACATGGCTTTCCAAGCGTCAAGGTCGGCGAAGCCGCCGAAGGGAAACCTTTACGCGAGATGGAAAGACCTGTGTTATCGGAAACTTATTTTGATAATTCGCGAACAGCTTCACGCGTCATGTGATCAACAAACCACGACATGAATGTACCTTCTCGTGCCATTGAATGTACGAAACCTGATGAGTGTGATGCTGGATCATCTGCATATCTCATCCGATAGAACCAATTAGTTCCAAGCACATCGCATTTTTGTTTGTAAAAATATACATCAACTACTAAGTCTTCATGTTCATGATAGTGTTCACAGCTTGCATAGAAATCAACGTAGTCATCCTTCTCATAAAACTGTGGTACATACTGAATCAATTTGTATGGACGATTTAGTTTGTAGTTTTGCATTGCCAATTCTGGTGTCAATAATTTTAGTGTCATGTTTGTAACTCACTTTCATTGATATTGATTTTGTTTCATTTGGTCAGAAGTCGTGAAGCAATCTCACGCCAACACCTAGTCATCCCCACCCATCGCCGTGAGGCGATTAGATAGACTGCCATGCGAAGCATGGCTTAGTGATAAATGATACACGACGAAGGAGTGAAGATAGGCTGTGCGTTTGGCAGTTCAGGGGTATGGCATTGGGAAACGCACAGCAATACAGCGTCCAGCAAGCTCTGCTTGCCGGATGCTGTGACAATCTTAGATTGCAAGTAATAAGATTGTTAGGATGATAAACCCAGCGAAGATCAAGAAACCTGATAGGCTGTCAAGTATCTTCCATGCAAGGGATTTATTGTGACGATCATATCGTTTGTACATTAGTCAATCTCCTTTGATTCTTTGTAAGCGATCTCTTCTGCTGTCCATTCGGATGCACATACGAAGATGCTTTGTTGCCATACCTCGTCAGATGATTCGTGATCTGCGAAGTTGATCATGTATGCAAATGCTGGGTCGTCTAAGTATTTTGTATTGTCCATGTGTGTCTCCTTGATAATGTGAGTGCCACCCTTTGAGGGGTGACACTCGTTGATGTCAGTTAGATATTGAACTCAGTAGAAGCCTTAGCTTTGACACGAAGTTTCTCCTTCATCTCAGATGCTCTCTTCTTGGTCTCTTCCTTTGCCTTTGAAGCAAAGTGTTGCTCAACCTTTTTGATAGTCTCAGGCTTGATGTATATCTCACCATCATTGAGTTTCATGTACCAAGACTCTATCCAAGCTTGAAACATTTTCATCTTTACAACTGTCTCTGAGTTGTAGTTGATACGATCTTGCTTGTGATCAGCTTGTACAGAATCAATCTTCTCATCTGCACATAGGTCGTCTAGGTTGTCCTGATCTCTTGCGATCATCTGTTCCAATCCCTGTATGGCATTGTATTGATCCATACCAGTTGAGTTCCATAGATACTTTGGAAGTAATCTTTTGAAACCATACTGTCCGATTGGAACAATCTCATCGGAGAGTTCGAACTCGTTGTCGCCAACTTTCTTCTTGTGGACGTAACGCTTGTCATCGTCCAGTGCATCGATGTCGATGTGCTTGTCGTGTGGATTGTACCACTGACCCTCACCCTCGAAGAACCACTCGATGTGTGCCATCGATTTGCCAATGTCCATATCTCGGAATTGACAATCCACATCTTTTTTGGATTTGTGCATCTTGTCCAACGCTGGCGCGATGTATTTAGTACGCATATTGTGTAACTGTTGCGTACCAAATCGAAGTAACTTTTCACACTCACTAATAATATTTGTATAATTAGACATCATAGTCTCCTTTTTAAAGTTAAAATAAAATAGACAATCATACATTCATAGGTATTGCCTACAAGTTTAGATAAGAGGTCAGGGTTTTCTTTGGATGTCATCGAGTATAAGAAAATGTGACACGCCAAAGCGTGTCAGATTTTGTTGCAAAAGCGAGGAGACAAGCGCGATCTTGCGCGCAGTAGAGGAGTATCTTTGCACGAGACCTGTTATAAATTTCGCGAGGACTTTTGACAACTACGGCTGTCAACAAGTCGGAGTAAATTTATAATGATTCCATAGAAAATTCTGACAGCCCTGTTGGAGATGAGCTGGCTCATCTCCCCACACGGCAAGTCCAAGTCAAGCATCTTCATTCGCAGTTAAGCGTGTCCATGTGTAGCGAATGTTGCTTGACTCAGGCACGTCTTGTGTGTGCCTGAGCTGGCTTGGATCGAAATCGACCTTGCCACTCATAGACTACGAGACATCGTTATTCGGTTCTATCGTCCGAATGACTGGCTCGTAGGCAATGTTTGGCAAGTGGGCAAGAGATGTGAATTGTCTTGCAGAACAGAGTGGTGCCAATTGCTTGGCACTGCAAGATGGCGCATGGGATGATGCGCCACCCAAGATTTCTTACCCTTCTGTGAAGGGCAATACCTTTGAATGAATGATAGTGTGCGCGTCGGCAATCGTTCAATCGATCCCACGCAAGGCTGGTGGACTGGGGTGCAAGCGATGCTTGCGCCATAAGGGAGACAGACTTGTGTGAGGTGAAGACCCAGCTCGACTGGGCGGCGACCCATAGTCGCCGTTGGACTTGCCATGTAGAGTGACGTAAAACATTGCGTGTGACGGACTCGTCACACATGTCTTGCAATGTTTTGACGACAGATTAGTGATTTCCTTTGCGTCGAGACGCATTGGGAATCGCAACCCTCTTGGGCGATTTGCAAGGCAAATCGTGTGTCGTAGGAGTGGCGCACACAATATCGATTGGCGCGACTGCGCAATATGTCGGTGTGGGTTTGGCATGGTTGGCACACCGACTGCGATTGTTCAGCTGGACAACAGCGTTCTAGCGTATTTTGCTGGCTCTTTCGCCAGCTTGAATACAAGTATTCAAAATACGATAGGTTGTGTTGTCGTGCAATCTTTGTAGAATATGAAATTAATGTATTGACAAGTAGACAGAAAATACGGCACAGTTGACGGCATGACACTTGTGAAGATAACCGAGAAACAGAAGAAGCTGGTTGATACGTTAGTAGCAAAAGGATGCAGTATCAAACAGGCAAGTGATGAAGCTGGATATGCAAAGGGTGAATCAGGCAGAGTAACTGCTAGTAAGGCTTTGAGAACACCACATGTGCAACAGTATATGATGCAAGCAATAGCAGACAACATGAGCATAAATGCTACGAAAGCGTTGAATAAGATAGTGCAACTGTCAAGCAATGCTAAGTCTGAATACGTTAGCCTTGAAGCTAGTAAAGATTTGCTTGATCGTGCTGGGTTCAAAGCACCAGATAAGGTAATGCATAGCCATGTTGGTAATGTCAATGTAAAGATTGATTTGTCTTGATGCTTCTCTGTATACCATACGAGCTAGTGAAAGTATTTGCTTGTGACGCTTGCGGAGCGCGCAAATACACAGATATATATTGTCGTTGGCTTGCAATATCCTACTAACGCAGTGGGGGGTAAAAATTGGCAAGCCAATGACACGCAATGGTCTTGCCCTCACATTATTCTTGAAAAAAGCTCGTTATTGTTTTAAGGCTAGAAGAAAAGGAGTATGAGTATGAGAGTTGGGGTAATGGTAGCTGGTCTACTTAAAAAGTTATTGCAAACAAAACAGAACGTAGATAGTCTTTCTGAAGAGGAGATTGTTCATGGCAAAGACACCACTGTGGCAACGCAAGGGAGGAAAGAATCCAAAGGGAGGGCTAAACGCGGCAGGAAGAGCGTCAGCTCGAAAACAAGGAATGAATCTCAAAGCACCAGTAAAGTCAGGAGACAATCCTCGAAGAGCAAGCTTTCTAGCAAGAATGGGAAACATGAAAGGACCGGAAAGAGACTCAAAGGGAAGACCAACGAGACTTCTTCTAAGTCTAAGAGCATGGGGAGCAAGTAGCAAAGCTGATGCTCGAGCGAAAGCAAAAGCTATTAGTAAACGCAACAAAGCAAAGAAAGGTAAATCATGAAACATACAATGGGTTCTATTCGAGATAAGAAGAATGGTAATGGTTTAACTGCCAAGCAGAAGACTTTACCAAAAGACCTTCAAGAAAAAATTATGAAGTCAAAGAAGAAAAAGAAACCTTTATATAAGGCATAGGTCATGGCAGTTAATGCGGCTGGTAACTATACCAAACCAAAGATGCGTAAAGCTTTATTCAACTCTATAAAAGCTAGAGCTGTTCAAGGTACGGCGGCTGGCAAATGGTCAGCACGAAAAGCACAACTCCTGGCTAAACTTTATAAGAAACGTGGTGGTGGATATACCTAATGAAGAAGTCACAGAGAAGCTTAAAGGCTTGGGGAGAACAAGACTGGCAAACGAAAAGTGGCAAGAAGTCTTCCGTGACTGGGGAAAGGTATCTACCAAAGAAAGCAATCAAAGCTCTTACAGCAGAAGAGTACGCACGAACCACAGCAGAGAAAAGAAAAGCAAAGAAGAAAGGGAAACAATTTTCTTCTCAACCAAAAGCGATTGCAAAAAAGACAGCACTCTATAGGAAATTTGCATGAGCTTTATAAACAATCTCAAACCAGAAGAGCATAGATATTTACGACGCATAGTAAAAGAAATACACTTCCAATACTTTGATGAGAAGCATGGAGCTTCTTTCGTCACTAATAAAATGCTAGATAATGTCATCGAGAATATTGGACCTGAGGTTGCAGAGGCAATGATAAGAACTGGTGTAGATAAAGGTGACAGAGTTTAAGTACAAGCCTGATGGCAATGTTCTAAAAAGTTTTATGAAGGATGATAGTTTCTTTCGTGGTATTCGCGGTCCAGTTGGTTCTGGTAAATCTGTTGGATGCTGTGTTGAGTTATTCCGAAGAGCATTAGAACAGAAACCAAATGATGATGGAGTTCGGAAATCTCGATGGGCTGTTATTCGAAACACCAATCCCCAGCTAAGAACTACAACAATCAAGACATGGTTAGACTGGTTTCCAGAATCAGACTGGGGTAACTTTCACTGGTCTGTTCCTTATACTCACCACATCAAAGTAAATGATCTAGACCTCGAAGTAATTTTTTTAGCCTTAGATAGACCAGAAGATGTAAAGAAGTTGTTGTCATTAGAACTCACTGGGATATGGATTAATGAAGCAAGAGAAATACCAAAGAGTATAGTTGATGCATGTACTATGCGTGTTGGAAGATATCCAAGTATGAGAGAAGGTGGTGCTAGTTGGTCAGGTGTTATCTGTGATACTAACGCACCAGAAGAAGATCATTGGTGGGCTATCATGTCAGGTGAAGTTCCCATCCCTGATCACATTCCTCGAGAGCAAGCAACCATGTTAGTTAAGCCTGACAACTGGAGGTTCTTTGCACAGCCTCCAGCTATGAAAGAACATATTAATGATAGAAAAGAAGTAACTTCTTATTCTCTGAATAAAGATGCAGAGAACCGAAAAAATATTTTAGAAACATATTATCCTAATCTGATAAGAGGTAAGACTAAGAACTGGATAGATGTTTATGTAATGAATAGGTTGGGTTTGATTCAGGAAGGTAAACCAGTTTATCCTGACTTTCTTTCTGAAACTCATATAGCTGATGAAGAGATTCCAGTTGCTGTTGGTATACCACTATATGTTGGGATTGACTTTGGCTTGACTCCTTCTGCTGTCTTTGGTCAGAAGGTGAGAGGTCGATGGTTGGTGCAAGCTGAGATTGTTGCTGTTGATATGGGTGTAGTTCGTTTTGCTGAGTTACTGCGGCAAGAGATTGCAACACGATTTAATGGACTTGATGTTTATATTTATGGCGATCCAGCTGGTGACTTCCGAGCGCAGACAGATGAATCAACTCCTTTTCAAATACTAAGAGGTGCTGGATTGAAAGCTGTGCCAGCTCCTAGCAATAGTGTTGACCTAAGATTGGAATCTGTTTCTTCTCAACTAACTAAGATGGCAGAAGGATTGCCAGCCTTTATGATTGATAGAAGATGTGTAACATTGATCAAAGGTTTTCAAGGTGGTTATTGCTATAGACGTATGCAAGTATCTGGAGAAAGATATGACGATAAACCTGAGAAAAATATGTACTCTCACATCCATGATGCCTTGCAATATATGATGCTTGGTGCTGGTGAAGGACGTAGTTTGATGTCTGGACAGAAACCAGTCAAAGCCTTCAATGCAAGAAAAGGCTTTGATATTTTTAGAAGATCGCCTAATAATAAGAAAAGTAGCTCATTTTGGAATAGACTATAAGGAGAATAGATATGTGCTTTGGTGGTGGTGGTAGAAGTGAACCTGAGAGAACAAGTCCAGTTGTTGACCAAGAACAAAAAGAAAAAGAGAAAGAAGAAAAGAAACGAACTATTGAACGGCGGCAAGAAGAAAAAGAACGCACTATTGCACAAGAGCAACCAATAAAAACATCACTCACTTATGAGACTGGAGCAAAGACTGGTCAGTCAGTTATGCGTGGAAGTAGAGGACGAAGAGCATTATACACTTCTGCTCGAGGTGGTATTGGATATAGAAGTCCAATGAGTGGTGGAGGAATGTACGGCTAATGCATGATGAAGAAATCATAGATTCCTTTCTGAAAAAATACGACAGAGCAAAATCAGTAAGACAAAGATGGGAAAGTCTCTTTGATGAGTGCTATGAGTTTGCTCTGCCTATGCGACAAACTTTTGGAACAAATAGTATTGGCGAAAGAAGAGATGATAAAATTTTTGATGAGACTGCTGTTGTTGGTGTTCAGGAATTCGCGTCAAGACTTCAGGCTGGTCTAGTTCCAAACTTTGCTCGATGGGCTGACTTTACTGCTGGTAGTGAAGTTCCGAAAGAACAAAAAGATGCTATTAATAATGAACTTGAAGAGGTAACTGATTATGTCTTTGAGGTTATTCAGAACTCAAACTTCGGTCAGGAGGTTCATGAATCGTTTATGGATTTGGCAATCGGTACTGGTGTACTGCATGTCGAGGAGGGCGATGCTATTAATCCTATTAACTTTACAGCTCTGCCTCTTCCTCATGTTGTACTGGATGTTGGTCCTGACGATAGGATTGATCATGTATATAGAGAGAGGGATATTCGGTACTCTGATATAATGGTTCTATATCCTAAAGCAACAATCAACTCTCGATTGCAATCTGTTATGACTGCTAATCCAGAGGGAAGAACAAAGGTATTAGAAATAATATGTAAAGACTATTCTCAAATTAATGAGGATGCATACTTCTGTATTATCTTTGATATAAATACAAAGTGCATGTTGAAGTATGAAACCTTCAAAGGTACTGGCAGTAATCCTTTTATTTGTTTTCGTTGGAGCAAAGATCCCGGCGCGATCTATGGTCGAGGTCCACTTATCAATGCATTGAGTGCAATCAAAACTACTAACCTTACAATAGAACTGATATTAGAAAATGCACAGATGGCTATATCTGGTGTCTATCAGATGGATGATGATGGTGTTATCAATCCAGATACAATTAACTTAGTGCCTGGAACTGTAATACCTAAAGCACCAAACTCTGCTGGACTGCAACCAGTTCAAGCCGCTGGATCATTTGATGTTGCCAATCTTATTCTTTCTGATATGCGACTTAATATTAAGAGGGCATTGTATAATGACATGCTCGGAAATCCAGATCGAACACCAGCAAGCGCAACAGAGATAGCAGAACGTATGGCAGATTTATCAAGACGTATTGGTTCGGCTTTCGGTAGACTCCAAGCAGAATTAGTTCAACCAGTTCTACAAAGAGTAGTATACATCTTGAAAAAGCAAGGACGTATTAACATACCAACAATCAATGGTAGGTCAGTCAAAGTTCGTTCTGTTTCACCACTTTCACAAGCACAAGCCAATCAGGATATTACATCTATCAATAGATTTTTAGAAATGGTTGGAGTGCGCTTTGGACCTGAGTTAGTAAATGTATTAATTAATTCAGAAGAGACAGCAATATACCTAGCTAAAAAATTTGGTATACCAGAGTATCTACTAAGAGACTTAGAAGAACGTAAACAGATTATAGCTATGGCTCAACAACTACAACAACAACAAGCAATGATGCAACAACAAGGAACTATGGATGAACAAACTCAGCAGTAACATATCAAGTCTCGATGGATATCCTAGAGATAAGATTGACGATCAAAACATATCTTTAAATTTTGTTTCTCTGTTTAGCTCACCAGCTGGAGCAGAAGTATTAAAGTATTTACGCAGTGTAACAATAGAAGCTGTACATGGATCAGCTGTAACTAATGATACACTTCGTCATGCAGAAGGTCAGCGATATATTGTTGGCTTAATTGAAAGACGTATACAACATGGACATAGGGTAAAATCAAATGAGTGAAGAACAAACACAAGAAGCACAACCACAAGAAGAACAGCAGACTATTGAAGTACCTCAAGAGTACGCTGATGAAAGACCGAAATGGTTACCTGAAAAGTTTAAGACTCCTGAAGACTTAGCTAACTCTTACGCAAATCTTGAGAGTAAGTTTGGTCAGAAAGAAGATGAAATACGCAATAGTGTTATGAAAGAGATTGAAGAGAAAGCGTATTCTGAAAGACCAGCAACTGCTGGAGACTATGTTGTTCCTGAAATTATTGATGCTGAAGAAGCTGTTGATAATGATCTTCTTGACTGGTGGGCTGATCATTCTTATGAGAATGGATTTTCTCAACAAGAGTTTGAGAATGGTATTCAAAAGTTTTATGAAGCGACAACTGGTGGATATAATGCAGATGCAGAGATGGAGCAGTTAGGTGATAACGCACAAGAAAGAGTAGAAGCTGTTGGATTGTTTGTTGAGAAAACATTCAGTGAGGATACTCGATCTGCTATCGATGATCTCTGCTCAACAGCAGAAGGAATAAAAGCTATGGAGATTATTATGCATAATCTCAAAGAGAACCCTGTGTCTGGAACATCACAGCCAACTGCTACACTTACTGATGATAAGCTTCGAGAGATGATGAATGATCCTCGATACTATAGTCCAAACCAGCGTGACCCAGCCTTTGTCAAAATGGTTGATGAAGGATTTAGAAAGATGTATAACAGATGACCAAAAAAAAAGTAAAGAAGCCGATAAAGTATTGACTTATATTAGAAGAGGCAACCTTGAGTTCAGACCATGTGTTGTATCTGATATTGATATTATTATCGATAACATGCGCTTACCTGATATCCGAGAGTGTGCATTGGTGGGTGTAACTCCAATGATTGCACTTAGAGTTCCTTTTGAAGAAAACGATTCAAGAGGTTTTACTATTACACATAATCGTAAACCTATTGCAATGTGTGGTGTTACATCGATGGATAAGTATATGCATACTGGAAAGATATGGTTTCTTGGAACTGATGAGGTCGATGATATATGGAAATCTTTCTACAAACATAGCAAATTGATTCTAAGTTTTCTTGCTATCGGTTATGATATTGTAGAAAATTATGTGCCAGTTGACCACGATAAGACTATCCGATGGCTTAAATGGATAGGATTTGAGGTAGAAGATCAACAGTATTTTATACATGATCATGAGTTTGTGCGAGTTTTCTATTGCAATTTGAATAAATTTGAGTCTAATAATAGATTAAGTGAAAGACCCGTACTGCATTAGAGAAGCCCTCTACGGACAACTTCGTTGAAAATTGCAAAGGATAATCTGAAACGTAATTGAAACTTTAACTTTGATGGAGCTAATAATGGCAAACACTATTGATACAGCCTTTATTAAGCAGTTCGAATCTGAAGTTCACCTTGCTTATCAGCGTATGGGTTCTAAGCTACGGAACACTGTGCGTATGGCAAACAATGTGACTGGTAGCGTTGTACGTTTCCAGAAGATTGGAACTGGTAGTGCGAGTACCAAGTCCAGAAATGGTCTTGTGACTCCAATGGAATTAGCACATACAACTGTTGAGGCGACTATGAGTGACTTCTATGCCGCCGAATATATCGACAAGTTGGATGAGCTAAAAATAAATATCAATGAGAGACAAGCAGTTGCGACTTCAGCGGCGGCGGCTCTTGGTCGTAAGACTGATGAGATTCTGTATACAGCAATGGATGCTGGTGCAAACTCAACTCAGATTCACGATACAAATGGTGCTGTTGAAAAAGCAGACTTGTTGACATTGTTCGAAACCTTCGGTACTGCAAACATCCCTGAGGATGGTGGTAGATATCTTGCGATGCATCCAAAGGGTTTTGCTGATCTGTTTAACATAACAGAGTTTGCATCATCTGATTTTGTTGGTGAGCAGAATCTTCCATTTGCTGGTGGTATGACAATGAAGTCCTTCTTAGGATTTCAAATCTTTTCAACTGCGGCTATCACAGCTGGAAAGAATATGGCTTACCATACAACATCTGTTGGTCTCGGTATTAACTCTGATGTTCAAACTGAACTTAACTATGTTCCAGAGAGAGCGTCACATCTTGCAACGTCTATGATGTCTATGGGTGCTACTGTCATTGATGACAATGGTATCTATGAAGTCTTAGACAATAACACATAGGAGATATTGACATGGCTTATAGTGCTAGTGGATTATCTCGATTGGCTGGTTCATCAAACATGAACTTGTGGAGTTATGTAACTACAGATGCTATTGCGGCTGTAAACTCTGCTGGTTATTTTAATGATGCCGCGAACATGCTAGCTGTTCGAGATGTTATTATTGTTGCTGATACAAACACTCCTACGACTAACTTTGTGACTGTTTTGTCAAATACTGGAACTGTAGTAGATGTATCAGATGGTACAGCTATTGCTGAAACAGACGGCGACTAATGACTTCAACTGCGGCAGATAGCGCAATAGATATATCGAGTCGCGCTCTTATCCTGATAGGAGCTGAACCGATAACCTCGTTCACTGATGGTACAACAGAATCATTAGTTGCTTCGAGTCTCTATGAAGATATCTGCCGTAGTGCATTATCTAATACACGCTGGAGGTTTGCATCAGACCAAGCTGTATTAAATAGATTAACTGATGCTCCTACTGGTCGATATGATTTAGCATATCAACTTCCTTCAGAGACACTTATTGTTCATGCAATCACTGTAAATGATTCTCTTGTTCAGTATCAGATATATGGTGATATGGTTTTTGCTGATACATCTACGCAAGATTCTGTGATTGCTGACTATACATTTAGAGCAAGGGAAGAAGACTTTCCAAGTTATTTTACTGTTGCTCTTGAGTATGCGCTTGCTTCAGCGTTTGCTACTTCTATTGCAAGAGATGGTAGCTTAATGCAACTGATGACACAGATGGCAGATCGTGCAATGCTCAAAGCACGAAACATTGATTCACAACAACAAACAACTAGGGTAATCCCACAAACTAGATTCAGTGCATTTAGGAGAAGCTAATGCAGAAAGCAAAAGTATCCGTCACGAATTTCCAGTTTGGAGAGATTAGTCCTAGTCTTATATCCAGAACAGATACAAAAGTTTATACTGCTTCTGCTCAAAAGATTGAGAACTTCTTCTTGAGAGCAGAGGGTGGACTGATAAAACGAGCTGGTCTCTCTAAGATATATGAATTTGATACAAGCATAGATACTTCTAAGACTCAGCAACATAGACTTGTACCTTTTATATTTTCAGATGATGAGAGATACATTGTTTCTCTTGAGCATCAAAAGATAAGAGTCTTTCAGATTGATACAAACAATGCAGTTAGTTTAGCGGCAACTCTTACAGCAGATTCAAGTGGTGCTAATATACCTATAACTAATTTGAATATGCATGAAGTAACGTATGCACAATCCGGTGATGTTATGTTTATTGCACATCAAACATTTATGGTTCGTAAGCTTGTGCGTACTGGTCTTACTTCATTTCAAATGGAGACAAAGACATTTGATACACAGTCTGCTGGTGCAAAGATTTACCAACCATACTTTCAATTCCAAGACTTGGGTGTTACCCTTGATCCTTCTGCAAGTTCTGGCAATGGTATTACGCTTACAACGAGTGCCGCATATTGGGATATAACTGGATCACAAACAAATGGTAACTACTTAAATTCAAAACATGTTGGTATTACTATTAAGTATCATGATCAAGAAATAACTATTACATCAGTTCAGTCTGCAACTCAAGCAACTGGAAACTGTTTAGCTACACTAAAGAAAAGATTGAAGGTTGATTCTTTTCGGACTGACAATGGCGTGGCTACAGTTACTGTGACGTTAGTCAATCATGGATTCTCAGCTGGTGATGCATTTGTAATTACAAACGCAAATACTGTTGGTGGGATATCTGGTAACAATCTAAATGGAAACAGAACAGTAGCAGAAGTCATTGATGACAATACGTTCACATTTACCGCTGGTGGTAATGCGACTGATTCAGTAGCTGGTGGTGGTACTCCCTTTCTCGAAACACATGCGCCAGCTACGAATTGGTCAGAGCAATCATACTCAGAGCTGAGAGGATATCCTGGAGCTGTAACATTTCATCAGAATAGATTATGGTATGGGGGAACTATTGCACAGCCAGATGGTCTTTGGGCTAGTAAGTCTAATGAGTTTTTTAATTTTGATATTGGTGATGCAAGTGACAATGACTCTATTGATATCACTGCGGCAATAGGAGAAGTAAATACTATACGTCATCTTGTGTCTAATAGAGACTTGCAATGCTTCACATCAACGGATGAATTTATTGTACCAGCTTTTGTTGAAAAGCCTACAACCCCTACAAATGCTACAATAAAAAGACAAACTTCTTTTGGTTCTGCTTTTGTAAAGCCCTATGTGTTTGATGGTGCAACTGTGTATGTGCAAACATCTGGTGAGATTGTAAGAGAGTTTCTATTTGATGATGGACAAAATGCTTATACTGGTCAACCGATATCAAGCCTTGCCTCTCATCTAATTAAGAATCCAATACAAGCAAGCACTCTTGCTGGTGGTATTGATCGTGCTGAAAGCTATTACTTTCTTGTAGATGCTGATGGAACTCTTGGTGTGTTTAATTCAAATAGAGGTGAGCAACGATACGGCTGGACACAGTTTACAAGTCAAGGTTCATTCCATTCTATTTGCACAGTTGATACAAGAGTGTATGCTGTAGTTAAGTTTGATAAGGGAGATGGAACAAATAAATATATTCTCTGTGAGTTTGATACTAGCTTTAATACTGATATGGCTAAAACATATTCTGGTTCTAACGGAGTCTTCAACGTCAGTGCTGACTTTGCTAACGGTGCAGTCCTCGATGTGGTCAGTGGCACTCATTATCTTGGTCAGTTTACTGTGGCTAGTGGCAACATCGATGTATCGGCTGTGGACAATTCTCTTTCATCAGCAGAGATAGGATTCAAGTTTGATGTCAATCTAAAAACAAATCCAGTGGATGCAATGACAGCAGTTGGACCTTTGAGTGGTGAGCCGAGAGGTATGAATAAAGTAATTGTAGATTTGAGCAATACTTTATCTGTTTCAGTAAATAATAATAATCTTATTATACGTCAGGTTACAGATGATCTTAGTCAGGCTCGAACACCAGTAACTGGGAAAAGAGAGTTTAGATTACTTGGTTACTCAAAAGACCCTCAAGTTTCTATAAGTCAATCTGCACCTTTATCATTACAAGTAAATTCAATTATAGCGGAGGTAACATTCTAATGTTTCAGTTTATAGGTTTAATAGGTTCTGCTTTAGCGGCAAGTGCAACAATAGCCAGAGGTCAAGAAATAAAAAGACAGAAAGAAGCAGAAGCCGCACAGCTTGAGCAAGAAAGATTCCAGCGCAAGATACAAACTATGGAAGCACATAATGATATTCTTGATCAATATGATGATGCTGTTGAAACAAATGAATCTCTCTTTGCTTTTATGAATAGAGATGACGATAATTCTTTGAGGAAATTTCGTGAATCTCAAGAAGCTTTGGCTGGTGAAGATACAAAGCGTATTGACTTTAAGGGAGTTGCAGAACGAGAGCAGTTGCGATTGAGAAGACTAAGTGCTTTGAGAGCTGGAGATGCGGCACTAAGAGCTTCACAGATAAGTGCATTGTCAACCCTTGCATCAGGCGCGGCAGATTTTTATAAGAGTAGTTAATGGTTGTAAAATATAAAAGACAAGTAAGAAGTGATCCTATTGGAGTTATAAAAGCAGATATGTCTGTTGCTAACTCTTTAGCTGAGACTGCAAATGCAATAGGCAAAATGTCTAATGAAGCTTTTAAGCTTGCGGCAGTTGAAGCAGAAAAGAAAGGATTGGAATATATATCATCTAAATCTGATGCTGAGTTGTTCGGTATAGATGAAGAAGGTAAACCAGTAAACCTTGTCGATAAGTTAATAGCTGATCTACCAGCAAAAGGTTTTGGTATGACTAGCTCTGCTGTCATTAGAAATGAAGCAAGACGTAGAGTAAAAGAGATTGCTCTTCAAAAGATTGAAGCTTATGGAACTGAGATAAGAACTAAGTTTCCGTTTGGAGCAAATAAAGTTCGTGACCTTATGGGTGCATTTGTATCTGACTTAGCGGCACCATTTGGACCGGAGTATGGTCGATTAATAACTGACATCGGTACAAAGTATTCAAGTGGTTTAGTAAATAGTATTCATATAGATGCAACTAATAATGAGATTAAGAAAGCTGGCAATCTTCTCACTGCAGAAACAGCAAGAGATTTAAGTTACTCAGCAAGCACTCTTGGTGGCTCAAGTATGTTGACTGTGCGAAAAGCAATCGAAGCTATCAAGCAAGGTAAAGATGAACATCACAATGAAATTGTACAGCGTATAGATAACTCTTTTAATATTGGTCAAGCATCAACTACTGGTGCTAACTATACAGAAAAGAAAATCTCTAACATTGCTATGGCAAAGTTTGAGAATAAATTTAGAAAGCATCTCAAGACTCCTGAAGGACAAACACTTGCATACGCTGTTAATGCTGAGATATCTGGACGAGGTAGACTTGATCTAAAGAGTTTTGATGGACAGCCTCCAGAGATTAAAGAATATGCTGAACTGTTGGAGCATATTGATAATGCTGGTATGCGAGGAGCATTAAGGCAGAATCTACAAAGATTAATTGTTGCTGATAATAGAATCGATGCTTATGCATCAAGTCAGGCAAGTGCAGTTGTTACATCTCAGGAAAGTCTTATTGATGCTGAATCTGAAAGAACAAAGATTGATTTACTTAACATAGGTAAAGTTGGTAGTAGACAATATACTGAGTTGTCTAGGAATCTATCTAATGCTATTGGCACTGGTGATATTGCTGGTTTTACTGACATCATCAGCAAAACGAAAGATGAGATTATAAATGCTCAACGTATTCCAACAAAAGAAATAAATGGAAAGACTGTAGCTGGTAGTAAGGCTATTCTCACTGAAACACAAGCTTCTTCTGCTATCGGATATCTTAACGATGTTGCCGCTGATATGATTGCTACATATTCAGCTAGTCAATTTAAATATGAGAATGGAACAGCTGATACACAAAAGATGTTAGCACTAGCTGAGATGTATAGAAGTGGTGGTCGAGGTGCAATGAAAGTTGCATCAAACTTAGGTTTCACTGATAGACAAATGGCAGTAGCTCAACTTACTTCTAGCACTCAACTTAAACCAGTTGGTCCAGCAAATATGGAACGAGATGTTGTTGCTGGATTTGATAAAGACTTTAGAACTGCTATTGCTGTAAAGCTTGAGGCTGATGCAAGGAGAGCAGATCAAATACAAAAAGTAAATAAGACACAACTTGAACTTGCAAAGACTGTAAGTCGTATAGCTCCAACAACTCCTAGTGGTGAGCGTAATGATTATAGATTCTTTCAACCAACAGACAAGGAGAAGGAAGCGGCTGATATATATCTTGAAGGTAGATTTCCTGGCATTGATTTACAGAAAGCTTATTTTTCTGCTGACATGCAAAGTGGGGAGCTACGAGAAGAAATGGATCGTTTAGTATTTGAAAAGAATATAATTCCTAAAAGCTTTGAAGAAGTAGTCAATTATGTTTTTGAAGGTAAAGCACAGCCTTCAGAAATAAATGGTATCATTGACTTCTTAATAAAAGCAAGTTCTCCAGAACCAGATATGTCTGGTAACTTTGATGAAGTACATCGTCTTGATGATCTTGTTGGGAAAGAAAAAATGATTCTTATAAGAGAAGCCTATCGAGCATCGCAACTCATTGGATCAAATGATCTTTCCCAAATACTTCGCAACTTTAGTAACTTCAAACGAGAAGATAGAGGAGCGCAGTATAAAACAATATATAGCGCAACATTTGGTGAAGCCGATACAGATGATAAAAGAGTAGCTAACATTGATAATAAACTTGCTGGGTTTGAGTCTATTGCAAATGCTGGTGGTAGAGGATCGCATTTCTTTCGTGTAATTAAAAATGCTTTACCATTTTATATGTATCAACAAGTAGTTGAAAGGCAGATGAATCCAACAATAGGTGATGTAGAAAACTGGGTTGATGGATTAGTAAAGACTCACTTCCCAAAGACTGAAGACTATGTGCTGGATGTTTTTGCTTATGGTTCAAAGGATGGTGGATATAGATCACCATTTGCATTGGCTCGACTTATGCCAGATCAGGAAATGAGAGAAGCCTTTTTAGAATATGTTGAAAGGGAAATATTAAAAGTTGGAAACTTTACTCTCACTAACTCTAATCATGATCGAGGAGAGCTTGGTGAAAGAGACATCTCACTAAGAGAACGCATACAAAGAACAAGTCCATTTAGTCCAATGGTAGGTCTAGGTTTAGAATTATCTGGAATGTTCTTTGATGCTCCAGAAACTCTTGGTCGATTTGGTGGAGATACATTCGATACTAATAGAAAAAAGATATGGCTTGCACCACAATATGGTTCTGCACAAGCTCCCTTTCTCAACCTCGATGCTCCATTGAATCAGATGCAAGGCGCACGAAACTTAGTATTCGATGTTGTATATGCGGATAAGGGAGAGATAAAGTATCTCGTTGATCAGGATGAAAAGAAACAACCTTATGTTGTACAATTCAGTATTGCTCAGTTTCTTGATGATTACTACGGAAGAATGGTTGAATGAAAAATATCAATGAAAGATTTTACACACCAACTCCTACTCTTCAGTACCATAAGGGATACCAGCAAGACTATAATGCAAACCCAACATGGACTGATACTCTCAATGCAAACTTAGGGTATCAATATAAATCATTTCTAAATGCAATGTATCTTGAATCTAAGTATGGAGATGTTGCTGTTGATGATTCTCTGAGTGTCATTAACGAGATTAAAGGTACAGAATACGAGCAGTATTATAATGATTTAAAAGACGCAAAGAACATGGATCATCTTAACGATATGAAAGTTCAGATTGATAAGATGAAACAACGTAGAGAAATACTAGCAAACTCAAGTATATGGGCGCAACTAACAACTGGATTGTTTGATCCTTTGAATCTTGTAGCCTTACCATTTGGTGGACCAACTCTTGGTATTGCTCGATCAGCGTTTCGTGTTGGTCTTGGTGTAACAGCAACACAAGCTCCTATTGAAGTTGGTCGTCAGCTTTTTGATCCGACTGCAACTAAAACAGAATCAGCTTTGAATCTTGGTGCGGCTTTCTTTGTCGGTGGTACGCTTGGTGGTTTGCAATCTGTTGCTGGCAATGTAAGAGCAAATACAATAAATAAAACTATTGCTGAGATAGATGAATTTACAAAGATTGTAAACTCAGTTGATCCTGATCAATCAGCAAAGATAGGTCAGAGAGCAGATCGTGTTTATGATATTACGAATGATGGCTTGCAAAGCTTGAGTATGCGTATGAATGAAACTCGATTTACTGATGAGCTTGTTGAAGAGCTTTCTGATCCTGATAAGTTAGTTGCGTATCTCAAAAAGAATTACACCGAGAAACAACTAAGAAATAATCTTACAAAGAAAAATGTAAGTGCTTTGGCAAAAAAATTTGAAGGAGAAGCGCAAGTAAGAAAGCTAGAGAAAGGTAATGGTGAAATGAAGAACCCATATAATCTAGCTGAGAATATCTTTACACGAAGCTGGTTCTATCGAGGGGTAACTAATCCATATAAGCGTGTGCTACAAAATAAAGAGTACAGTCAAGAAACTAAATTAGATTTGATAAAGTTAATTGGCGATCATGGTACTGCTCTTGAAGGAAACTTCATGGGATATAAAATGCCACATAGCATTTATATCAAAGCATCTGAATATGAAAGTGAATGGGTGAAAGCACATGATCAACTGCTTGAGATTTATGGTGAGATTACTGGTAAGGGTGTACCAGTAGAATCAAAGATGGATTACAACTTTGGTCGTAAGAGGTATGATCAATGGCTAGAAGATACTTGGAAGAAGAGTGTAACTGACAATGCAAACATGACACCTCTTGAGAATAAAGCAAAGGATGTGTGGAATAAATTCTTCAAGCAATGGGAGGATAGGTTAGCAGAGACTGGACATCTTGCTACTGATGCTAGTCTGCGTAGACGTATTGATAAGTTGCGCTATGATCTTACCGATCCCAAAGATGGAGTAATTACACGCATAAATGAACTAGAGAATATGAAGAAGCGTAATGCTGTGCAAAGTAATGAACTTGAAGAATTAATTATTTTGAGAGATAGAATCCGTAGAGAATTACGACAAGAAGAAAATGCTTTGAAGTCTAAGCTTGGTGAGGATGGTGAACGCAAGGTATTTAAAGATGAAAACTTCTTTGCTCGATTTTGGAATAAGCAAAAGATTATTGAGCAACGAGAGCAGTTCAAAGAAATACTTATGACTTGGTTTCAAGAAAATCCAAATGCTTTTGTCTACAATAAGAAAACAAAAACAGTTTCTTCTACTGAGTTATCTAGGAATCCTGATGAGATAAGCAAGAGAGTTGATGAAGTTATTAATATGCTTATCGATGAGGGTGATCCCTTCAATCAGATATCGTATGGCTACAATAAATCTAAGCACTTCCGACATAGACTTTTAGATATTCCAAACAGTAAAGTATCTGAGTTTATCATTGCTAATCCAGTTCAGGTAATGATGACGTATACAAATAGAACAGCGGCACAGTATGAGTTTTATAAAACATTTGGATATCAAGACCCTGAGATAGTGATTGGTAAGATCATTGCTCGAGAGGCAAAGAATGGAGTTGGTAAGAAATCTCTTGATGCTTTGCGAAGAGACTTCTTGCATAGCTATGATAGAGTTGCTGGTATTGTTATACAGAACCCAGAATCTTTGAGTTTGAAGACTGCACAAATACTAAAAGACTTAGCGACATTAAACTATCTTGGTAGTGCTGGTTTCTCAACTCTTCCTGATGCCGCAACTGTTCTTATGCAAAATGAATTAGCTCCTTTATTTAAGCAAATGTTTCAAGTGTTGAGTAATAACAAAGTAAGAATGAACGCTATGGAAGGTAGGCTTTGTGGTGAGATGCTCGAGATACTGAAGGGTGATGTTCATCTTAGACTACAAGAAGATATGTTAAACAATCCATTTCAAGGTACGCTGTTTGACACAACAAAAGTAAAGAACATATTCTTCCAACTAAATCTGCTAGCTCCCATGACAAGAACATTTAAGATGATGTCATCAATGGCAAACTCTCATACAATTATTGACTATTCTATAAAGCTGGCTAATGGTAACGCAACAGCAAAAGAAACGCAGTGGTTATTGCGTATGGGTATTGATAGGAAAGATGCATCGAAGATTAATAATATGCGGAAGAAAGGATTCATTGAGGACTCTGATGGTTTTTATCTTGCTAACTCAGACGCATGGGACGATCTTGAAGCTACTAAAATCTTTAGACGAACAATGAACGCTGGTATTAAGAACACTGTTCTTATGGGATCACCAGCAGATAAACCTTTGATAACAGATGGCATTGTGTATGTGCCAATGCGTATTGGTAGATTCATGGGTCTCACAGAGGATCGCCGTATTCGAGGTTATGCTCGAGTAGAGAACGCAATACTTGGTTTACCTTTTCAATTTTATTCTTATTCTTTTGCTGCTCTGAATAAAATAACGACTCTTTATTCTCAGGGTGCAGTAACGAATAGGCTTGTTGGTATAGGTGCATCGATGGCTCTTGGGTATATGAGCTTGATGATAAAGTACAGAAACAATCCTTACATTCTGGATGAAATGAGTCTTGAAGATAAGATGTTACGTTCTTTTGATACATCTGGATTGGCGGCTTTATACTCAGATATGTACTATACTTCTATACAAACATCTCTTGCTCTTGGTGGGCCGGACTTAACAATGGGTTTAGTTTCTCCGAAGTTTCCGCAAGAGAAAGATTATATCGATGCGGCAACAGCTCCGCTAGGTGCTGGTGTGAGTGTAACTACAGATTTAGCAAGAGGTGCGGCTAAGTTTATTACTGGTGACTATGGTGAAGGGACGAAAGAATTTCTTGCTAACTTGCCTGGAGCTAGGTTATGGTTTATAAAAGATCAGGTAAACGATATGAGTCGCGCTATAGCTGGAAGAATGGATTAACAAATGACAATATCAGTTTCAAATAATACACCTCGAGTATCATATACTGTAAGCGAGGGAGCTACTCAGACATCATTTACTGTCAACTTTGAGTTCTTTGCAGACGCAGACCTAAGAGTATTTGTAGACAATACACTTAAAACTATCACTACTCACTACACTGTCTCAGGCGGTAATGGATCAACTGGCACAGTTACAATGAGTGTGACTGGAGCAAGTGGTGGATCGACTGTTGTAATCGTAAGAGCAATTGCACTTGAAAGGACTACCGACTTCCCCACTCAAGGTGCTTTTAATATTTCTTCTCTGAATACAGAACTCGATAGAATCATAGCAATTCATGCTGATGTGGATGATACTGCTGAACGAGGATTGAGATTACAGGAATCTGATGATGCAGTTGCTACTACATTGCCTCTCAAAGATGCACGAAAAGGTACAGTTCTTGCCTTTAACGCTACAACTGGTGTGCCAGAAGCTGGACCAAGTATATCCTCCGTAACGACTGTAGCAACGCAGTCAGCCAATATAAATACTGTTGCTGGTATAAGTGCAAATGTTACCACTGTGGCTGGTATACAAGCAAATGTGACGACTGTAGCTGGTATATCGAGCAATGTTACGACAGTTGCTGGAGTTGCTAGTAATGTGACAACAGTTGCTGGTATTCATGCTAACGTCACAACAGTTGCTGGCATAGCTAGTGACGTTACAGCTGTTGCTGGTATCTCAAGTGATGTTGCCGCTGTCGAAAATATCAAAGCAGATGTTACAACTGTTGCTGGGATTGCAAGTAATGTAACTACTGTTGCTGGAATATCATCAAATGTAACAAGCGTCGCTAACATTGCATCGAATGTGACTACAGTTGCTGGCATAAATACAACGCATTTATCAAATGTATCTGGTGTTGCTTCTAATGTTGCTCTTCTCGGTACATCTGACGCAGTATCTGACCTTAATACTTTGGCGGCAATCTCTGGTGACATAACATCCCTAGCTAATTCTCTTGAGAAAACGTATACAACTACTGTTGCTGGTGGTGTGTTTGTTCTCGATGGTAGTAACAATCCAGCTATCGAGATGTTTAGAGGTAATACTTATATATTTAATCAGAACGACGCAACAAATGATGGACATCCATTAGTATTTAAGAATGGCAGTTCTGCGTATGAAGTTGGTGTTACTTACTTTCTGAATGGTTCTGCGACTACACAGTCAAACTATGTAAACACTACAACCTTCAATGCTGGTAGAAGCTCTGGCGATAGAAAGATACAGATAGAAGTTGCAACAACAGCACCATCATCTGGATTGAGATACTACTGCTATGTTCATGGTAATGGAATGGGTAATACAATCACAGTCAAGGATAGTAATATATCTTTGGTTGCTGGTTCGATTGCAAATGTAAACTCAGTCGGTGGTGCTTTGACAAATGTTAATACAGTAGCTGGGTCAATCTCAAACGTAAACACAGTTGCTGGTGCAAACTCTAATATAACTACTGTTGCTGGTGCTAACTCAAATATCTCAGCAGTTGCTGGTGCAATAACAAACGTAAATAATGTAGGTGGTGCAATATCTGCTGTAAATACAGTTGCATCAAACATATCCGGTGTAAATAGTTTTGCTGATAGATACAGAATCGCATCTTCTGCACCGACCTCATCATTAGATGTTGGTGATTTATATTTTGATACGACTGCTAATGAGCTGAAGGTGTATAAGTCCTCTGGTTGGGCGGCGGCTGGTTCTACAGTAAATGGAACGTCTGCTCGATTTACTTATAATATATCTGGTACGCCAACCTCTGTTACTGGGAGTGATGCCAATGGTAATACTCTTGCTTATGACGCTGGTTTTATTGACGTTTATCTTAATGGTGTGAAACAAGTTAATGGTGTAGATGTTACTGTTACAAGTGGTGATACAGTTACGTTTGCTTCTGCTCTTGCAAATGGTGATGTGGTAGACATAGTTGGTTTCGGTACATTTAATGTGGCGGCAATAAATGCATCAAACATCAACTCAGGTACTTTACCAAACGCTAGACTGTCATCAGTTCCAAACTCAGCACTAGCTAACTCTTCTATTACAATCAATGGTTCTGCTATTTCTTTGGGGGGTTCGGTAACTGTTGAGACAGATTTTACTTGGGAAACAAAAACATCTGCATTCAACGTATCGGCTAGTCGAGGATACTTTGTTGATACCTCAAGTGGAGCTGTAACAGCTACGCTACCAGCCAGTCCTACTGCTGGTGACACTGTAAGATTTATTGACTTGAGTGCAACATTTGATACTGCTAATTTAACTGTGGCTCGTAATGGTAAGAAGATACAAGGCGATGCTAGTGATATGACAGTTGCTACAGAACGAGCTGGATTTGCTCTGGTATTCTCAGGAGATACTCAGGGTTGGCTATTGATGGAGAAATAATATGAGTACATACGAAGCAAATAGATATTCGTTTCCAGCGTCAGCTATAGCATCTGGTACGTTAGCTGATGCAAGAATACCAGACTTAGCAACATCAAAGATTACCTCTGGAACTTTTGCTGATGCTAGGTTTGCGGCATCTAATATTACACAACACGTTGACCTTACAAATCTGAATGCAAGTAATCTTACAAGTGGTACAGTTCCAGACGCAAGAGTTGGTTCTAGTTCTGTTACCCAGCACGTTACTGCCGTTACGCAAGCGACTGGGACTTGGACACCATCTTTTACAGGGGTTTCTGTAGCCGATGTTACAGGACGTTATGCCAGAACTGGTAACTTATGTATGATAGTAGCCACTTGGAGATACAGTAGTCGTGCCGCACATACTAATACAAATGATTGGGTCATGTCTGGATTACCAATAACAGCGGCGAATGTTGGTAATACTTCTGGTGGTGGTATGTGGACTGGTTACAATCGTGGTAAGCATCCTATTTTAAAAATTGTTGGTGGCACTACCACAGTAAAGTTTTTTACTTATGCCGCGCAAATGGATGTTACATCAACATATCATAATCATGGTTCTTTTTCGATGTTCAGTGAAAGTTCTGGTGGACCTGGCTTGAAGGTTCTGGTTAGAGATGCTCACGATAGTACCAATTCAAATAACTATGGGCATTGTGTGATTACTTATCAAGTTTAAAAATGGAGATAAAATAAATGAGTAAATATACATTAACAAAACATGAATTTTCAGTAGATGTAGTTCGCACTTCTGACAATCATGCGTGTGGTTTTATGTGTTCAAATGTTTATGAAGATAGAGATGAACTGTATATGGATACAGTTTATTATAAAGAGGGTGACAATATACCAGAAGGTAAGAAAGTTGGTGATGTATGGTTTGAAGCAGATACTTTACCAGAGGGTAAAAAATTTGGAGATGTAAAGGTTGCTGGTCGTGGTTGGGTAAATGATGATTGGAATTGGGATGAAGAACTCCAAAAAGTATTTGGTGAGGTTGATGCTGACCTAAAGAAAGACCTTACAGAAATTTTTACTACAGATATGAAAACAAAATATTTAGCACACGTAAAAGGTATTTAAATGACAAAAGCAAGAGATTTAGCAAATGTAATTAGTGGGTCTGGTACACTCAATGCGAATGTTATACCAGCATTGCCAGCATCGAAGATAACGTCTGGTACATTCGCTGATGCTAGACTCTCTTCTAGTTCTGTTACTCAGCATGTGGATTTGACTTCATTATCAGCAAGCAATCTTACATCTGGTACTGTACCATCTGCACGACTATCTTTATCAGCTAGTGATGTTCCAGACTTAGCAACATCAAAAATTACAAGTGGTACGTTTGCTGATGCTCGATTGTCTTCTTCTTCTGTTACACAACACGTTGACTTATCTAATCTGAACGCATCTAATCTTACGTCTGGTACTGTACCAAATGCACGATATGGCACTCCAACTTTTTCTGCCGCTAATTTAACAAATGTTCCAGCATCTTCTGTATCAACTGGAACTTGGACACCAGCTGTAAGTAGTGGAGCTATTACCAATGTTACTGCAAAGTATCAAAAAATTGGTCAACAAGTTTTTTGTCAATGTGAATATCAATGGAGTACACCGCCAACAACTGGTACTTATCAGCAAAATTATACAGTATGGTATTTATCTGGATTGCCATTTACAGCTTTTAATTTTGGTCAAGCTTGGTTTCATGGACAAGTAAATGGTGTTGGTAATAATCAATCATCTTTGATGGGTTCAAGTCCTGGTTTTGTGCCAAATGGTATGACAAGAGTTTATAGGGTTAGAGAAAGCACATCACGACAAACAATTGCTTTTGATGTATATAACTCAAATATGTCTTATAGAAATCATGATGCCACTGATATGTCTGCATACAATGGTTACTGGTTTTGGAATATTGCATACTTATCTGCAAGTTAAAATGAGATGCTCGACCCATTAACAATTAGTGCCGCCGTTGCAACAGCTAATACGGCATTCAATGGGTTGAAGCGTGCTTTTCAGGTTGGCAAAGATATTCAGAGTATGGGGAATGACTTATCCAAATGGATGAGTGCCGCATCAGATATCGAGAACGCACAGAAGAGAGCTAAGAATCCTTCCTTCATTACTAAACTCACACGCAGAGGTAGTATCGAACAAGAAGCTGTTGAAGCATTG